ATGTTGCAAACATCTACAGTTATCAACACCGCAGGTGGCGAAGCATTGCAGATCCCACGCACCAACGCATACAGCACAGCAGCACTTACTGCACAATCGTCAGCATTTGCTGAATCAGATCCAACCTTCCAAGCCTTCACAACTTTGAACGCTTACAAGTACGGTTTCTTGATTCAAGTTTCGTCTGAAATGGTTGCTGATAGTGGCGTTGATCTTTTGGGCTTCCTTGCTCGTGAAGCAGGAATCGCAATCGGCGTTGCTGTGAACACGGCACTCACCGTTGGTACTGATACCACAATGCCAAACGGTATTGCGGTTGCTTCAAGTTTAGGCGTAACAGGTTCAACTGCTGTCTCAGGTGCTTTCACCGCAGATAACTTGATTGACCTTTCTTACAGCGTGAACTCAATGTACCGTCGTCAGCCCGGCACAGGTTGGATGTTGAACAACACCTCACTTGCTGCTGTACGCAAACTTAAAGACACCACCAATCAGTACCTCTTCCAACCATCGTTGCAGATGGGTCAGCCTGACATGCTTTTGGGCTTCCCAATCTATGAGAACCCTGATGTGGTTTCTCCTGCAACTTCGGCTAAGAGCGTTCTCTTTGGTCACATGCCTTCGTACTACGTACGTCAGGCAGGCGGAATCAAGTTTGATCGTTCAGACGAATTCGCATTTGCTAACGACCTCATCACCTTCCGTGCGTCAATCCGCATTGATGGCGATTTGCCACAAACGGTAGCAATCAAACACTTCGTTGGTGCTTCTTCGTAACTAACGAAAACAGATGTGGGTGTACTAGACAGCGCAGGGCTAGTACACCCACTCTTGCGCACTCCTGCCAATTAACTGCGGAAAAGGGATTATGGGTAATGCTCGTAAATATAAGAGGAACAATCGTGGAACTCCCGACACCGGAAGCACAACAACTTCTGAGGTTGGGTTACGCACAGGAACTAGAAACAGCAACAATGGAAACGGGAGACAGATTCTCTTCTACTCCAATGCGCCGTGGGCAGCAACAGGCTACGGGCAACAAGCAGCGCAACTCTCCACAAGGCTCAAAGAAGCAGGGAACAATGTTGCCATCCACGCCAACTACGGATTAGAGGGTGCAACTACCGTTTGGAACGGTTTTACGGTTTACCCTAAAGGCAACGCAATCTATTCTGATGATGTTGTTGTGGCCCACTATCTTGAATGGGCGCATAGGGAACCTGACCTAAAACCTTTGTTGATGACTCTTTACGATGTGTGGGTATTCAAAGCGAAATCGTTTGATGCTGTAGATCAGATCGTGTCATGGGTTCCGATAGATCACACTCCTTGCCCACCTGAAGTGTTGGCATGGTGCAATCGACCCAACGTGACCCCGGTAGCGATGAGCCTGTATGGGCAGAAGATGTTGCATCAGGCAGGTGTTGATGCTTTGTATGCGCCACACGGTATTGAGTCTGTGTTCAAACCTTTGCCGGGTGGCAGAGATATTTTGGAGATTCCTGAGGATCGTTTCGTGGTGATGATGAACGCAGCGAACAAGGGAACTGTGCCTTCCCGGAAAGCATTTGGTGAGAATATCCTTGCCTTTGGTGTTTTCTGTAAGAAGCATCCTGAAGCCTTGCTGTATTTGCATACAGAAAAACATGGGGTTCGTGGCATCAATCTTGTTGATCTGTTGAAAGCCTGTGGTGTGCCTGAAGCCAACTATCAGTTCGTTGATCAGTACGCATATCAGATGGGCGTTTCGCAAGAGGTTTTAGCCAAGTTTTATTCTGCTGCTGATGTGTTGTTGGCTGTGTCGATGGGTGAAGGTTTTGGTATTCCTGTGATTGAGGCGCAAGCCTGTGGTACACGGGTGATCACTTCTGATCAGACAGCGCAACCTGAACTTGTTGGGGATGGGTGGCTTGCCAAATCTCAACCGTTTTGGGATCACACACAGAACTCTTTTCTGCATACACCTATCACGGAATCTATTTTGGAATGCCTAGAACAAGCGTGGGCTGCACCCCGTACAACGTCGCAGGATGCGTTAAACCACGCTAAGCACTATCAGGCAGATGAAGTCTTTAGAACCCATTGGAAGCCCATCATGGGGCTTCTCAGTTGAGTGTGGCTTGGCTGACCCACCATCTTCCTGTTGAAGATACGGGTGGGGGCAAATGGTTACCGGGCAAGTATCGGGGTGGGGCAGAACTCTCTGATCAGGCCTACAGGGATTGCGCACCACCTTGGATAGAGATTGATTTGATTCCTGCTGCTGAATGGGAACGGGCGTTGGATCATGAACGCATTGTGATCACAGGTACAGATATGCTTTCAGAGGAAGCCATGTGTGTTCTTGCGGAACGGGAACCGATGGTTTTCATACACCATGAACAAGACGAATCGGGTGGGCGTTTGCAGTTGATCAACAACGCTGCCCCATTCGTTTGTCATACCCCGGCACATTTGGAACGGGAACTGTTGTGGACAGAACCACAATGGTCAGAGTTGGTCTTATCTCATTTCGACACAAGCCAATGCCACAACCGTGAGAAGCGTGAGTTTGCGCTGTGGGCTGCACGACTCCATCCGCTGAAAGGTTTGAATCAGGCTAAGTTTTGGGCAGCGTCAGCAGGGTTTGATTTAGCCATTGCGTACCGTTCTAGTCGTGAAGAAGTATTGAACCTGATGAGTTTTGCTGAAGTGTTTGTGCATCTACCGTTGAACTTTGAGAGTGAAGGCAGGGCTGTGATGGAAGCAGTTATTTCAGGGTGCAGAATTGTCACCAACAAGAATGTTGGGTTGATCAGCGTTGATGGTTGGGATGACCCGTCTAGGTTGAAAGACATGGTTGATGAGGCAGGCACAAAGTTTTGGGAAATGGTATGCCGGTAGCAATCCTGATCCCGACGTACCACAGGGCCAACAAGATTGCTCAGGTGACGTTGAACGCTTTGGATTCCACAGATCATGCCAACGTCTATTTCATTGTTGAGCCTGATGACCATGAATCTATTTCTGCTGTTGTGGGTACGGTTGGCGCAAACCTGATATTGAATCGACGCAAAGCAAACTATGCCGGGGCTATCAACACGGGTGTGATTGATACTGATGAACCGTATGTGTTTGCAGGTGCAGATGATTTGAACTTTCATCAAGGATGGTTTGAGGCTGCCGTTGCCTTAATGAAGAAACCTGTTGAGGTTGTTGGCACTAACGATCTAGGCAACCCGTCTGTGATGTTGGGGGATCATGCAACCCATTATCTTGTTTCCCGTAACTATGCAACACAAGGCGTAGCAGATCGGGATGGGATCATGCTTCATGAAGGGTACGACCATAATTGGTGTGATACAGAGTTCATAAGAACCGCTAGATGGCGTGGCAAGTTTGCACCCTGTTTGAAAAGCAAAGTGGAACACATGCATTTTGCGTGGGGTAAAGCACGAATGGATGAGACATACGTTAAAGGGATATCTAACGAAGGCATTGATTCACGTTTGTTTCAAGAAAGAAGTGAACTATGGACTACGCAATAACAGGTGGGGCAGGTTTCATAGGAACCAACATTGCCCAAAGGCTCATTGAACAAGGGCATAGCGTTCATGTGTTTTCTAAACGACCACCAACAGATCCTTTCCGCAAACAGATATGGGATGAATGCGACACACGCACCATTATCGACCTAACAAAACAGATACCTGATTTCTCGCAGATGCACCGGGTCATCCATTTGGCTGCCGATATGGGTGGTGTGGGCTACTTCAGCAAAGAAGATTATTACCCTTACATCAACAACAGCAGAATAGATTTCAACGTGCTGCAAGCCATTGAGCGTTACAAGATTGAGCGTTCCTTTGTGGCTTCGTCTGCTTGTGCGTACCCAACTGAAGTGCAAACCATTGAAGGCTTTGCCCCCAAACTGCATGAAGGATTGTTGGAAACAGGCACACCTGATTTGATGTATGGGCGTGAAAAACTGATGTTGATACGGTTGGCTGAACGGCATCCTTTAGATGTACGGGTTGGGATTCTCCACACGATCTATGGGGTAGGGCAAGAATCCGCAGGGCAACGCATGAAGTTCCCTACCGCTGCAGCCACCAAAGCGTTACAAGCAATCAAAACTAGACGCATAGAGGTATGGGGCAATGGCGAACAGTTGCGTTCTTACCTGTATATCTCTGATGCGGTATCAAAGATTCTTGCTGTGTTAGAAGGCGAATACGATGGGCCTGTGAACATTGGTGCTGAAGGTGCTGTTACCTGTAATCAGGTTGTGGAGTTGTGCGCCAAACTTGCAGGTGTTGATGCGTATGAGATTGTGCATAACCCGGCAGCCCCATCAGGTGTGTTGGGTAGGGATTGTGACAACCGTATGTTTAACAACCTGTATGGCGATCTGCAGCAGTTGGGGTATTCTGAAGGCTACGGACTCTTAATTGATTGGTTGAGGCAAAATGGCAGTAGTTAATGGGTACACCACGCTTGCAAGTGTGAAGGCTGCTTTACGCATCACAGATTCTGTTGATGATGCGTTGATTGAATCTTCTATCAACTCTGCTTCCCGTCTGATCGACGGCTATTGCAGCAGGGCTTTCTACAATCAGGGAACCGCTGCAAGATACTTCGCACCACAAGATGATCTCTACTGTGAGGTTGATGACCTTGCAGGTACAGCAATAGTTCTTTCTACTGATCCACAGGCTGATGGCACATTTGAACTCACATGGGCTGTATCGGATTACCAACTAGAACCTTTGAACGGAATCCTTGATGGGCAAGCATGGGCATTCACACGCATCAGAGCAGCAATGAACTATCTGTTCCCGGTAACCAACGATCTTGCTTTAGTGAAAGTCACGGGTGTTTTCGGTTGGCCTGCCGTGCCTGCACCTGTGGAAACTGCTTGCATCATCCAATCCCAACGCATCTTCAAACGCTTTGATTCCCCATTGGGTGTTGCCGGGTTTGGGGACATGGGTGCTATTCGTGTGACCCGTGCGTTAGATGGCGATGTGGCACAACTTGTGGAACCGTTTAGACGTATGAGGAACATGGCCTGATGCCTGCAACTATCACACAAGTCAAGACAGGGTTGGCGACAAGGCTTGCCACGATCACAGGGCTTCGTGCATTCGCCTACCAACCTGACCAACTCAATGCGCCTATGGCGTACAGCAACCTGAACACCATTACATATCATCGCACCTTTGGCGGTATGACAGAACAAGAATATACAGTTACCGTGATTGTGGCTAGGGCTACAGAGCGCACAGCAGAAGCATCCGTTGATGGCTTCACAGCGTATTCAGGCGCATCATCCGTGAGGGCTGCTATTGAAGCGGATCGTACTTTGGGTGGCGTAGTCGATGATCTCATTGTGGAGTCTGCCACAGGTATCCAATCTGTGTCAGCAAATGATACTGAATACCTATCTGTTGATTTCGTTGTAAGGGTGTATTCTTAGCGTCATGGAATATCGCATCATTGGTTTGACCACGGTTCACAATCATCACCCCGGTGAGATAGTTGTTCCTGACCATTCTTGGAATGTAGAGTTCTTGTTGGCGACGGGTCACCTAGAGCCTGTGAAATCTTCTGCGCAAAAAACTGAAACTAATGATCCGTCTGAAACAGGAGAATAAAATATGGCAAAGCAAGTTGCTACCAACGTAGTTGTAAAAGTCGCAGGAATTGATCTTTCTGCGTTCGTATCTAATGTGTCGTTATCGTCATCTGCCGACGCTATTGAAGTCACATCCTTTTCTAGTGCAGGCGCACGGGAAAGAGTTTCAGGATTAAAAGACAATTCTGTAACCATCGACTTCATGCAGGACTATGCAGCATCTGCTGTAGAAGCAACCGTGTACCCACTCATCGGTTCAACCGCAGTCACATTTGAGATTTTGCCAAACGGTACAGCCGTAAGTTCTACGAATCCAAAATATACAGGATCTCTGATCGTCGTGGATTGGACACCTGTTGCCGGTGCTGTTGGAGAACTTTTAACTGCTTCTGTTACTTGGCCTATTACGGGTGCAATCACTAAAGCAACCGCATAATTTCATTTCACTACCTGCGAGGAATCTAACGTGAGACAACAAATCGAAGTAACTTTCCTGTCAGGGCAGACCGTGAGCATGATTGCGGTTTACCCTGACTTTGTTGCGTTTGAAGAGAAGTTCCAAACCCACCCAATAGTTCTGACTATGGATGATTTCAGGATGACCCATCAAGGTTATTTGGCTTGGGCTTGTCAGCGACGTGAAAAGAAAACTGAACTCTCATGGGAAGAGTGGATCAACACGGTTGAATCTGTGAAGTACACAGATGATGAGGATGTTGATTTAGTCCCTTTGGAGAGTCCTCAGCGCATTGGTTGATTGCACGGCTTAGCGTTGAGTCAGGTATTGCCCCATCAGTTCTTCTGCAAGAATCATCTAGAATGATTTGGACAATGAATGCCTACCTGCGGTGGCGACGGATTCACGAAGGTAGATAACTATGGCAAGCACCACCCACAAAATGACTACACATGATTTGGGTGCGTTGATTCGTGGTATCGGGAACGCTGCATCAGAGTCACAAAAGAAGGCTGTGTTCAACGCTGCCATGCACATGAAGAATGTGATTGAAGCAGAACGCAACAAGGCTTTGAAAGGCAAAGATTACTTCTCTGCCATGAACAACCGCAAAACCAAATCAGGGAAGTTCACCGGGGTTCGACCACAGAACAACAGGCTTCTAGTGTCTTTCAACGTAAAGGGTGAGTACCATCCAACCGCATTGCTGATTGCTAAAGGGCCGTGGGGCTTGTTGGAATATGGTGCTGTACCTCACGATATCAACTCCAAGTTAGGCACGATCAGCGCAAGGGGTGCTAAGGATGTGCGCCAAAAGAAGATTGCCCAACGTCGTTTAGATATTGCGTTTGGGGCTAGAGGAACCTTTAGTGGGGCTTTGCCTATGGGTAATCCACGTAAAGGTTTTGGGCCTGTCTATCGTGTGCGCAAACACCCCGGTACACGACCACGCAAAACCTTTAGCAGGGCTGTTGATATGGCTACACCCAAAGCCACAGAGATTGCTACATCGTTGATCCAAACAAACATCATCAGGCATTTGCGTACGCAGTTTGGTTCTACAATTTA